GGGACATTCCCACCTGGCCGAAGGGCTTTTATATATCCGGCGGCTGGAGTTAGTGGTCGTCAAAACACTAACCTCAACCTAAAGGAGACGCTGATGAGAATACGTTCTCGATCAGGGATGTGGAACAGAATGTACAGCGCGGCGCAAACCTCGTTTCCCGCGACGTACACATCGTTCCTCTATGGGGGTACAAAGTACTACTCCCCATGGATTTCGCTCTGCGAAGCTGTCGCCGCTCAGCAAGCAACATACTATGCTGACACGTCGTACAACGCTACCGCGGAGCAAATCATCGATGAGGGCGGTCCACCTCATCGTGCCAATGCTGGCACGTATAAGTGGAATGGTGTCCAACACACGAAAACTACGTGTGGCACCAGCCCGTTTCAGTGCGTGTCTTCACGCTCTGGAACTCGGAAGGTAGAAGGAGCTCGATTAGGCATCAAGCCTCCTGCGATCTCATCGTTGCCTGCATTGCCTAGCATCGACGCGTACACCATGCTGGCTGTATACGCCGAATGCTACAATGCTCTCATACCTCAGTTAGAATCTGATGTATCCCTTGCCAACTTTATTGTCGAGCTCAAGGATTTTAAAGGGCTCGTAAAGTACTTTGGCAGGGGCGTCGACACCATCATGAAAGTCGCTGATGATGTGCGATGGAGAGCACCCCGAGTTGCACGCCCGGTAAAACGCAGACACGAGTCGGACGCTGATTTTCAGCGACGACTTGTCGACTGGCGTCGTGATCGTAAGTTCTATATGCTCGACACAGCGTCGAGTTTGGATCTTACGTACCATTACGCTGTCCGCCCTTTCGTCAACGACGTTGCTGCAATGTCAACGATGTGGGGTGGTCTGATTGTCGCTATCCAAAAGATGAATCATCAGGGTAGCGTCAGAAACGTTAGACATGGCTTTCGTGAAGTCGATCCTGTACATTCTGTCACTGGATCTACTCAGTCACGTTTAGTCACGTCGAAACGTAGCGTGTACCGGCTCACGGCGGAGATGACCTATAGGTTAAAGCCTATGAGTCAACTCGATGCGTTCATGGGCTGGTCAGGCTTGCGGGTCAACCCAAAGAAACTGTGGGACATGGTCCCTTTCAGTTTCGTCGTCGACCATTTTTGTACAATGGGCGAGGCATTGGGTTCGTTCGACCGGTCCGAAGTAGATTTTGATATGACTCGTTTGCTTGAGTCTATCAAGTCGGAGTGCGCCTTGGTGAATACATATCACCCGACGTATCAGGCATACACCTACTTTAGCGGTGGTGGAGCAGGTGACGCAGCCGAGCTTTTCGACTCGTCGCCGTACGCCACTTATCATCCGCTAGCATGGGTATACCGCCAGTCGTACGTGCGTCAAGGAATTGATGTGCCGTATGTACGGCCATTCATTCTTCCTAGACTGCAGATCCCGGGGTGTGATGCAATCCGCCTCGATTTGGACCTGCTGTATCAAACCTTCTTTAGAGGCAGGAATAAGCCCTCTTGGAGGTCCGACTAGTGTCAATCCTGGCATTAGTCGCGGGCAATAGTGCCCCGTCACACGCGCGCGTTATGCGCTTTACGTATAAAGGAGAACGATGTGCTCGCTGATACTCTTACCCTGAATGACGGTACCGCGGATCAGAGCTTCCAGCTCATTTCCCGCGAAGGTATGTCTTCGAAGCGCCGGAATGTTACAGCCGGCGTTCCATCGACGGCGATGGCCGCATTGACCATCAAACACACCATCGATGAAAAATCGAAGACCAAGCCCAACCGTCATCTCCTCCAGACCAACTACACGGAAGTTGATGCCGCTGGCATCGACCGTGGTATCCAGGTGCACGTGGTTATCACTCGCGATAAAAAGGCGACTGATGATCAAGTGCTCAAATGCGTCGCTATCGTAGCGGACGCAATCTCGGATACGGCCATCGTCGGCCAATTGCTGATCGGAGGCAACTGATGTTCCAACTCCTGGGGCAGTTTCTTGCCCAAATCAAGGATTGGTTCATTGGTCTGATCGCTTACTTCATAGGCTAAAGCCCTGTAAGCGGTCCAGTGGGTGAGCATCGAACATTTGGGTGGAAACCCAAAGAGGGAGACCTTAAATGCCAGATGACTCTACTTACATCAGCATGTTTCTGCGGTTGTTTGACGACCTCAGCGCATGCGTGCCGGATTACACGCCACGTGAGCGAGACCTCGATCGCGAATACGCCCTACGGCGCATCGCGAACGAGGGTATTTCCTTTCTCACTAGGACACTGCCATCTCTAGGCAAGGCGTTAGACGCCTCGTTCCAGGATGGCACCTTCGTACCTCATCCTTCTTTCCAGAAGGAAAAAGGTCGAGCAACCCCTAAGTTTCTTAGGGTATTGTTCAAGGCCGTGTTCGATAGTGAAGGTGTAATTCTCACCAACCCGTCCCCAGATGCTGTGGGGCATATTCGTCAAGCTTGTTTTATGTTTTATAAGCTTGAAGAAGATTACGCACCTGAAGTGGTTGAGGATACTGTCAACGGTTTCCTCGACGTCGACGCTGAATTGGCCCACGTGGACCTCAGCGTTTCGGAACTTCGCCCGGTGATTATTGAGGCGAAGAAGGTGATAGAGAACGTGATGCGAGGGCTTGACCCTCGCGATATCACGCCTAGACCCGGCCCTGGAGCATCAGCTTCAGGCACGCACAAGTCCCTACGGTATGAGATGCTTACCAAATGGGATCAAGTGCATCAGGTCTATCCTGTTTACGAGTATTTCTTCGTAAATAGGAAACACCTTTCCGACAGGGTGCCCGCGTACTGGAAAGCGATCCGGAAGGATGCGCCTACCAGTAAGATGCGTTTGGTCCCGAAAGATTCTCGCGGACCGCGCATCATTTGCATGGAGGAGCAAGAGGTTATGTTCCTCCAGCAGGGTCTAGCCGACGCCATGCGAAAGAGAATAGAATCGCATGGAATCACCAAAGGTAAAGTGAATTTCACTTCTCAAGAGGTGAACCGTCAGCTCGCGAAGCACGCTTCTTGTACCTCAGGATTGTCGCATTCAAAAGCGACCCTAGATATGAAAGAAGCGTCGGACCGAATATCTCGAGAACTAGTAGCAACCCTTTTCTCTGGTTTGCCATTATTAACGAGAGCCCTCCTAAGCTTGTCCACTAGGCAGATAGAATTGCCAAATGGAGACGTGCGAGATACACTTAAATTCGCACCCATGGGTAGCAGTTTATGCTTTCCCGTCATGAGCTTAGTGCATTTCGCGTTAGGCCGTGCAGTAATTAAACTGTACGGCGACCGGCGTCACACGGCGTTAGCGGATTCCATCTACGTGTACGGAGACGACATTATCGTCGATTCTTCGCACGCGCAGGTCCTGTTCGATTGGTTCCCACGATTTGGACTTAAGTTCAACGTGGGTAAATCATTTACGAAGGGACCGTTCCGCGAGTCGTGTGGCTTCGATGCGTTCTTAGGAAAGAACGTATCTCCCCAGCGCGTTAAAAAGCGCTTTTTCTGTTCGGCCGACCCGCAACACCTCGTCGCGGGACTCGACTTAGAAGGTCACCTCTACAGTAGAGGATACCTTCATGTAGCCGAGTACATCAGAACGGTTCTGCTCCATCGCAACGGCGGCATTGACTTGCCGTACGTGCCATATGGCGCAGGTGTCTTAGGATGGCGTAGGCCTCCTAGCGAGATTGAGCTGAGTATCCTCAAATCTCGTCGTTCGCGCAACCTTCAGTGTCGAGAGTATCGCGCTCGCGTTATAATAACGGAGCCGGACGTCTCGATGAGTGGAGGTTGGGAGCGCTTAATGCGTGCCCTGGTAACAGGCAACATTAGACGCTCGGATGTTCTTGCCGGACCCTATCACACTCAATCAATAGGGTGGAGATGGGTGCCTGAAAGCTCCTTTCTGCCGCAGAGTGCTGTCATTCGCGCACTTCTGCCGGCCGTGAGATAGCCCTCTCCCTGCGGAGACAGGCTGTAGAAAAGTAGGGGGATCAGTCCTTAAAGCAAGGGTTATCTGATCTGGTGGTGTGTAGCAGAGCGCGCGCTCTGCTGGCTGTGCAAGATAATGCGGGGGAGTAATCC